TATTTTGTGAATATATTGAATCTAAGTTTAATTGTGATAAGAGAATATGTAAAACATCTGTATTAACCAGTAATAATGTTGTTAAAGGGGTTGCTTTTATAGATTTTTATAAAAAAGAACATATGGAATCAATTATGTCATCAACTGAAAGATTTAAAATTGGTTTTAATATTCTAAATATTGAAAAGAAAAATAAAAATTAAGATAATAAATTTATTTTAAATTTTATTAGTAAAAAAAATTAAAGACTTGCGAAGCCATCACCAAATTCATCAAATGCCATTACATCTTTAGCATTATCATCAATATTTAATGATTTTACATCTGAAATTAATTCATTGCCTTTTTCTTGATTCTTTGTAGGAACGGGGTCAAAATTATATTGCTCGTCTTTTATATTTGTAAAGTATCTATCAAGATCAGTTTTGCTATCATTTTCAGTAACATCTATAGTGTTTTCTTGAAGAGGATCTACAAGTTTTTGATAAGTAGAATCGGTATCAGCTCCTTCGACGTCTAAATATTTCATAAAATCATTATTTTGCGTATTATCTCCTATATCTTGTAACTCTTTTTCGTTGATTATAAGTTCTGGTTCTGCTTCATCTCTATGCTGAGATTCGTGATCATGCTCGTGGCCTATATGAACAGGTTCCTCTGATTCCGGAGGTTGGGAATCATCTTCAGTTTCTTTTTTTATAATACTAGGTTTTATTTTAGGAAGTTCACTATCCTTAAGTGACATGTGTATAAATAAAATTAAAGCAAGATAAACAGTGCATGTAACAATAAAATCAAAATCCATTTATATATACTTACATTTATTTTTAGTAGAAATAACCAATAAATGATAAATTATTCTTCTTGAAAAACAAGGTTGATAATTTTATTTAACATGTCTATTTTAACCGGTTTCTTCAGTATCAAATCGCATTTAAAATACGTATCATAATCATAAATATTAATATCAATATAGTTATTAATATTAATCACCATTAAATCATAGTTTTGCTCAGAATTATAGACTTTAAATGACGGAATTATAAATGAATCTTTTTTTATATTTAGAACTCTAATAAATATATTATTATTAATGTATTTAGCTTTTGTTTCAGTAATATTGAATTCTACATTATTTTTTTCATGTTTAAAATTATAGTTGCCATAATTAAATTCAGATATACCTTTTGTATGGTTAATTCGAATCCGTATATTATCTTGTTGTTGTAGATTATATATAATATTTTTAATTTTGTTTTTTGTAACCCTTGTATTAAATTTATTTTCATCAATATAACTTCCAAAGGATATTACAATAGGTGAATTTTTATTAGCGAGTGGGACATGTGTTGTAAGAAATTTATCCATTTATTGAATAATAATTAATATCTTTAAGTATCAAATTTAAAATAATTAATGAAAATTTGATATTAAATATTATTTACAAATTAATATTACAAAATGTCGAACATCAAAGCAATTCTACTTAGGGACAATAAGTCCATTAAAGAAATTCTTGTGCCAAATAGCTTATGCACTGGTCAACTAGATATTTCAGCAGTAACCGGAATTAAAAGTAAAGGACACGATAATATTGAAAGAGAATGTGATTATGAATGGAATGATAATCTAATTAGCATGTATTGTTGGTCTGAAGGTTCTGAATCTAAAATTAATAAGCATGATTTGCCTCCTCCTGTTGATAATGAGTTATACTATGGTGATATTCTTGTTCTGAGACATGATAATGGAAATCTGCTAGATTTGTCAAAAGATAATTATAATCAATTTTATGAAGATGCTTTTGGAGGATTTGAAGATATTGAAGAAGAGGAAGAAGTATCAAGTGACGAAGAACCAACTCAATCTGACTTGGATTTTATTGCCTCGGAAGGCGAACTATCTGATGAAGAATATACTGATGGCGCAGAAGATGAAAGTGAAGAAGCAGTTAGTGATTCAGAGGAAGAGAGCGAAGAAGATAGTGCTGATTTAGATCTTCATGATGAAAGTTCTTCTAATCCAACAAGCTCAATTGAAACGCCCGATACATCACAGCATATTGAAGAAATTCAAGAAACTAATACAGATAAAAAAAGTAATAATGAATAAATTTGATAATTAAATACTTAAAAATTTTTTTATTATATTATAAACCAATGAGTGTAGAAGTCAATCCAAGGAATGTAGTTGTGAGTAAACTGAAAACTTTGATAGAAAGTAATAATAAAGGAATCGCTAAAAAGATAAAATTAGATTCTGAAAAGATTGACAATCTGTGTCAGTCGATTGAAAAAGGAATTTATAATAAAACAATGCTTTTCAGTGACCAAAAAAATATTCCTAAAAAATGGGATAATAGCATATTTTTAAATATGTACAAGGTATTTGCAATTGAAGTTTATACTAATTTGGATACAGAATCTTATATAGGTAATGAAAGATTATTTGAAAGATTGATAAATAATGAGTTTGATGCATATGAACTGGCAACAATGGAACCGCATTATTTGTTTCCTGAACATTGGAAACCTTTCATCGATGAAAAGTCAAAACGTGATAGAACTCTATACGAGATTAATAAAGAAATGGCTACTGATGTATATCAATGTGTCAGATGTAAAAAGCGCGAATGCACATTTTATCAGCTTCAGACTCGTTCGGCTGATGAACCTATGACAACTTTCGTAACATGTATTAATTGTGGTAAAAGATGGAAATGTTAAAAATAAACAAAAATAAAATTTTATTTTATTTTTATTACTAAGTTATATTATTTAATCGTCATTATTATTCCCATTTAGTAGGTTAAGCAAAGTTATGAAGAGATTGATAATATCAAGATAAAGATTAATAGTCGCGAATACATGTTCATCTTCTTCAAATTGATACTTATGGTGTGAGCCTCCTACAATCATTTGAACGTCAACCACAATGTAAGCCGTCCAAAGAAGAACTCCCGCACATGAAGCGAATAGCTGAATGCTTGAACTCTTAACAAATATATTGATAATATTTACGATAATAAGACCGGTAAGTGCCCCGCAAAGAAACCCCACCGCACCAGTGCAGTCATATTTAGTTTGAAATGCAAATAGAGTCAATGCCAATGTAATTCCAAGACATGCTCCTCCAGCAAGAATCACTACATTAGGACTAAGTGTTGAGCAGACAGACCCTAGAAGATAACTTTGTGCCAGTGTAAAAATAGTTAAAATTCCATAATCAGTTGGAAATGTTTTAGCAACTCGATCGCAACAAATTATAGCAAAGATGGTCGCAAACATAATAGCAACGCAGAAATATTGGAGATGAACACCTTGTTTAGACTCTGAGAAATCTTTAAGATTAGATTGGGTCATGAATGCGTAACAACCTAGTCCTGTTAGTGTTAACATAATGGTAAGGTTACCGAAAACTTTTTGAACAAACCGATGTCTACTTGGAATAGAACCAAATTTTTTAATAGAAATATCTTCTCGATAATAGATGCTTGTTCCATATTCAAGATCATTATCAGCGTGAGAGACCGGATTGTGAGGAGCAATAGACATTCTGGAATAGATTATTACCTTTGAAAACAAAAATAAAAATATCAAATTTTTATTTATGATTAGATTACTAATTTAGAACAAGATCGTCAATCTTCCAATATTCAAATGTGTTATTAGGTAATTTTCTTTTAATGATAAGAGGAATCTTCTTTTGTTTATATTCCATAAGTGCGATTTCGTAGGTAGATGTAATACCTTTAGGAACATTTATAAGAGCAGGTGCTCCATTAGCTAACATTTCTGACCTTACACCCAAAATCTTTGCTTTCTCAAATCTCGTCATAAATGGTTTTGTAACTCTTTTAGAATTAGAATATTTTTCATACATTTCGTTTACTGAAAGAATATCTGATTGGCGCATAAAGCTGTCTTCGTCTTCACAACTTACGTCATCATCTTCTCCATCATTATCTGAACCGCTATCAAAGTTAGATGGTTCATCCATCGCATCAAGGGTTACACTTTCTTCTTCACTGGCCATTTTGTTATAATATATTTATATTTTATAAATCTTTAAATCAAATTTATTTACGTTTTTTTCCAAGAAGTTCCACAAACAGCACACAAGTAAAGATATTTCATATTAGTGGGATCATACTTAATATACAAAATTTCTTTTTTAGGTTTTACATACTCTTTAGTATAAAGTTTGTGTTCATCGACAATTTTATTAGAAAATTGTTCTTTAACTTTAGCTTTGTCTTCTACTGATTTACATGTAATAAGTCCCTGTGAAAGATAAACTCTTTGTGGTTTTTCAACAAAATTATCTGAAAAATCCGTAAATAACTTGTCAAATTCGTCAGCTGGCATATCTTCAGGAACATTTTCAACAAAGAATGACACATCAGAATCAATATCTCTCATACAAGCACACATAGGATTAACACAATCATATTCAACTCTCGGCAATGTAACATCAAATATGGTGTATTTATTAGAAAGCGCTTTGTCAGCAATATGATCCTCTTCATAATTTCTTTGATACACTGGACCTTTAGTATCTTCAATAACATTTTCCCAACCACAATTTTTACAATAATGACTTAATGAAGGTTTGTCATCACCCTTATTAAGTTTAGTATAAACCATAAAATTACACATCGGACAAAATTCCATTATAGTATAATAATATATTAATTTTATATTCATATATCAAATTTATTTAATTAAAAGTGCGTAATTTACATTATTTGCTATACAAGACATTAACAAATACTGTTTTTTATTTTCATCAATGTAAATAGGACCTGTATAACTATAGCTTTCAAGTTTAAAATTATTAATATACTCAATATCTTTTGATAATTTTATAAGTTTAGATTTAGGGATATTATATTTTTCTTTAATATTTAAAACCATAATACCTAAGTTGCATTTTAATATTTTATCCATTGTATAATAATATAAAAGTAGTTTTATATAAATAAAAAATTTTAGTTAGTAATATCTATTTACATTTTTTCCATCTTTTTTGAGGTATTTTTCCTTTAGTTTCATAAACTTCATATGTTTGCCCGTCATTTTCTGATACCAATTTAAAACCAATACTAAAATTACTTGCTTTTGAATTGGGAGTTTTTTTAACCTTTACTGAACCATTATTTTTAGGTTTAGTTTCTTTGTTAACATCATGTTGAGTATTAACGATAATTTCATTGTCTTTTTGTTTATCCTCACCTTCGCATATCATTTTAGTATCACTTAATTTAGTATCGATATCAATTTTACCAACGACGAGAGGATTCTGAAGGGAAAATACACAATGAAGTTTCTCAAGTTTCCTAATTATATTTTTAACATCATAATTAATACTAAATCCATACACGGGACTTTTTACTATAGTATTACCGTTTGTTTTCATAAGTTCCTCTTCATATTTCAAAACATTTTTAGCACCAGCTATATAGAATTCAAAATTTTTGTTGAACAGTTTAATAATATCATTCCTAAATAATCTATAAGACATGTCAGGATTATCAATATTTTCCATAACACCGCAAACAGCATGTTTAATATTAAACCAAGAAATAATATTGGCATAAGTTTTATGGAGCGATTGACGCTTATTAACATCTTCATAACCCGGTTCATTCTCCAATGGGAATGGTGTCATTACCGAACGCATTGAAACCCCTACACTTCTTGGATTATTACAAGGAGTCCAAGGAGGTCCTTGCCATGTTCCCAAAAACGAGAAACAACACTTACCACATACATACAAATTTGGATGTTTTCGAACTTTTTCTCCCTGTGTAAGTGTTTTCATAGTCATTGGTTTAAATGGGTAATTATTTGGAAATTGTGCTTTGAATAGATAAAATCCTCCTTGATATGGAGTATCATCTGGACCTATAATAAGTTGATGATAATGAGTGCTAATATTTTCATCATTATTAAAATGGTAATATATACCTTCTTGTTCAATAATAGCCCTATCATTTTCAATCTGTGAAATATCAAATTTCATTCTCCCAACTGCGATAGAAGACGGTGTATCAGTGTATAGATTCTGTGTTGCGGACATTTTTTTTTCATCAAAAACACATATTTAATTTCAAATTTTTTATTTAAATATAAGGATAAAAATTTATATACTATTATATAGTAATGGCATCACCATACAAAATATACTGTTTAGGAAATGTTTTATTAGATAAAGGATATAACTATTTTTCTGCTGAAGCAAATGACAACAAAAAGGCTGTTAGAATGAATAATATTGATAGAGGGACCTTTGGATCTCTTTATGATTTAACTTATGACTCTACACTAATTGTTGAGCAACTATACCTGGGAAATTCTTGTAACGCAAGAAATTATTATGATTTAGAACATAATAAAGTTGGACTTATTATTAATATATCGCCGTGTATATCTAATTATTTTGAAAACGAGTTTGAATATTATAATGTCAAAGTAGAAGATATATATGGTGCTGATATACTCTGTCATTTAGATAAAACAGTTACAAAGATGCATGACTTTATAGAAAATAATCCCCAAAAATCTGTATTCGTACATTGTTTTATGGGTTCAAGTAGATCAGCAACTATAATAATTGCTTATTTAATGAAGTACCATGGTTATAACCTTAGAGATGGATTAAATTTTGTAAAAGGTAAAAGAGAGGTTGTCAATTTAAATAAAGATTTCTTTAACCAACTTAATGATTTTGCTAAAATGATTGTTGATAAACAGGAGGATTAAGATAATAGAACTATATATATATTTATAATAATAATAAATTTGATATAATAAATATTTAAAAATTAATATGTATCCTATATTAAGAGAATGCCTACAGTGTCGAAAACTCCAGAGTTACTTTTGAAAGAAAACAATGAGCTACAAGCATTTTTAAACGATCGTAAAGTTCCATATGATGCTAAACATAATTTTACTCATACAAGTATTGATTGTCCAAGAGGTTCTTATAATATTCCTGTTAAAGAAATGGAGATATTTAATGATTTATATTATAAGGTTGTTTTTCAAGATGGAATCCATTGTCATTTAACAGAAAAAGTTAGTGACAGACAAGTAACTCCGTTTAAAATAGATATGGATTTCAGGTATTATAAAAATATTGACCCTAACACAACCGATCAAAAAGATATACCAAGGCACTATACAGCTAATCATGTTAATCAAATATGTCAACTGTATATGAAGTATATAGAAGATTGGCTTGTGAGTCCTGATGATGAAGAAAGAGAATTCTTTATTATGGAAAAAACACATCCTACCTTTGATGTAGTTTCCCGAACAGGAAAATTTAAAACAAATCCAGAAGATGAAACAGAATATACTATTAAAGATGGTATTCATATAGTAGTCCCCCGTATTACATCCTGTCCATTTATTCAACATAATGTAAGAGAGTCTGTATTCAAAAATTCTGGAAGTATTCTTGATGAATGTAAATTTGTTAATGGATATGCGGATATATTTGATAGATGTGTAATTGATACGAATAATTGGCAGATGTATGGGTCCAGGAAAAGCGGCAAGGAAGCTTATAAAGTTACGCGTATTATTAGAGTATATCAAGACCATGTAGAGGATGTTCCATTAGATGCGTATGATGATAAAGAATTGGTTCAACTACTGTCTATGCGCAATTGTGACCCGGACTTTTATTCCATGATTGATCCGTCTAAGGAAGATTTAGTAAGGAAAAATAATGAAGAGTATATTTCAACTAAGGAAGGAAGAAGGTGTATTTCACAAAAGAAAAAAAATAAAGGTAAGCGAAAGTTAGGTAAAAAGGATATCGAATTGATTGGTAGATATATTGCTTGTCTTAATGCCGAAAGAGCTAAATCATTTGGTTCATGGATTGAAGTAGGTTGGTGTCTTCATAATCTACACAATAAGGATGATAAACTTTTGATTAAATGGATTGAATTCAGTAAAAAAGCAGTAACTTATGCTAATGAAGCTGAAGAAGCATGTAGAGAAAAATGGGAGTCTATGTGTATGGATGGTCTTGGTATTGCAAGTTTGAAGTTATGGGCAAGACAAGATAATCCTAACGAATATTCAGAAATTATTAAGGAGGATATTTATAATCATATTATGAATGCTACTAAAAATAAAAAAGGTAATCCTAATGATGTAGCAAAAGTAATATACGCGATGTATAAAGATTACTTTGTCCTTGTATCAGTAAAAGATAGTCTATGGTATTATTATGATGAAAAGAAAAATTGTTGGAGACAAGATGATAAGGGAATTATGCTTAAGACTAAGATTTCAAATGAAGTTTATAAAGAGTTTTGTAAAATTGCTTCTGACAAAAATGAATCTTCAACAGAAGCTGGAGATGCTGATAATGAATTGAGTATTAAAATTATGGGTGTCGCAAATAGACTTAAAGAAACTCAATTTAAATCAAATATAATGTCAGAACTTCAAGAATTCTTCTATGATAAAGAAAAAGACTTTCTTGAAAAACTTGACCAGAATAATAATCTTATTGGATTTACAAATGGTGTATATGATTTAGTTAGTGAAACTTTGCGAAAAGGCCGTCCGGAAGATTTTGTATCTCTTTCTACTAAAATTGAGTATATTCCATATGACCCCAAAAGTGAGGAAATCAAAGAAATTGAATTATTTATTCAAACTATCTTTATAATTAATGAAGTTCGCGAGTATGTTCTTACACGATTGTCGTCATTCCTATCAGGGTCTACTAAAGATGAGGGGTTCGATATCTTTTCAGGCGGAGGTGGTAATGGTAAATCAAAAATTATGGAACTTCTTGAAAAATCAGTTGGTGATTATGGTTGTAAATTACCTATTACTCTATTGACTGCTAAAAGAGCAGCATCAAACGCAGCTACACCTGAATTGGCTGCTACAAAAGGAAAGCGAATTGCCGTGCTACAAGAACCTGACACAAATACTAAATTAAATGTTGGTTTAATGAAAGAACTTACTGGTGGTGATACTATTCAAGCAAGAGCTCTATACAGGGAACCATTTGAATTTAAACCGCAATTTAAGATGGTTCTATGTTGTAATGATAAACCCGATTTGCCTGAGCATGATCAAGGCACTTGGAGACGTGTGAGAAACACTGATTATATTACAGCATTTAGACCGGAACCTCAAGAGGAATGTGTTCTACAATTTAAAATGGATGATAGACTTTCAGACAAAATGGAAAATTGGACAGAACCGTTTATGAGCCTACTTCTTCATTATAATAAGAAATATAAAAATGGACATTGTAGAATTCCTCCTCCAGAAATTTTGGAATATACTGCTGGATATAGAAAACAAGGTGATCATTTCAGTGACTTTATGGAGGACAGATTTGAACTTATTGATGATGATGCGTCAGAAGGAGTAGCATTTAATATTGCCCATCAAGAGTATCAATCTTGGTATAATTCAAATCATCCTAACTCAAATGGACAAAAGAATAGAAAAGAGTTTCAAGCATTTATGGATGAAAAATTCAAATCAAAAAGCACGGGTGGAAGGAATAAAACATATCTCGGAATTAAAATAAAGTCAGATAACGAATTTGATTCATATAGTAATGGAAATGATACGTGTATGATAGATGATGAACTTGATAGTTAATTAAAAAATTTATTAAATATAATAATAAAATTTTTAGTAATATTTTTCTTTTATAAGTTTACCCATACCAGCTAATAATATTAAAGCAAAAATTAGTAAAATCCAGTTTAAAACTTTAACATAAGATTTTGTATTTGAGTCGTCTTTTTCATTGTAGATGGTTTTCCTTTTATTAGTATCAATTTTCATAATATTGGATTTAAGAATTGAATCATTTACTTCAATCTGTTTATCCTTTTCTATAAGTATAGTAGCTTGTTTGGATAATATATTTTGTTGGTCATTCATTCTGTCAAGTTTATCTATATATAAATTTTGAAGGGTGCTAAATAATTCATCGGGTTTTAGTGACTTTTTACCACCTTTACCTCTTTTAATAATATCATATTCTACTTTAAGCTTATCATATTTTTTTTTATAGTTTGTCATGTTATTATATATTAATATATTTATTAAAAATTAATAAATACTAATATCTATATTTATTCCTGGTCTTCTTCTTTAGGTGTAGGTTTGGGCGTAGGTCTATCAAGAACGAAATTTTGCTTACTCATTATTGATGAATGTTGATATCTATTTAGCCAAATACGTCCCAATGATGATAGCACTAATACAACAGCCATACCGATGCTAACTTTAATAGCCATTCCTTGGGTAATATTATCATTTTTAACCAATAAAATAACAAGTATTATTCCTAATAAAAAAATAAACACATTTTTGAGGAAAAATACTATAAAAGATTTTTTTGAGTGTTCATTCTCAGAGGTCTCGATTTGTCTTCTTAATGTTAGAATATCATTTTTAAGATTACCAAGTTTTAGTTGGTTTCTTGTCATTTCTCTACTTAAGTTGTTATTTAATTTTTTCATATTGTGAATAGTTACAATTTTTTCATTTAGAACATCAGTGTCTCTATTGTAATCTCTATAAAACTGATTAGCAATATCACGTTTTTCTTGAACTAATTGCTGTATTTTGTCACTTATAAGTTGGTTAGAAGCTTCTTTTTCTGCATCTGCTTTAGAAAGACCTCTTTTATATCTTTGGGCTTGTTTGTCTCCTTCAAGCATAACTTTAGCTTTGGCGAACATACTCGCATTTGCTCGTAAAACATTATTGTATGACATATTTAATATATAAAAAGAATAAAATATATTAAATATCATTTTTATAAATATCAATTAAGATAGCTTAATGATAATTAATTAATTGCCATAGAATTTAACAATTCCTGCAACAATCATTATGTTAATAATGAGGAGTGCGATAAGCATATTTCTTCTATAGGTGTTTCTTTCATCTGTAAATCCAATTTGACGATTTTTAGAAATTAATTCAAGATTTGTTCTTGAAATATCTTCATCTTGTTGTTTAATTTGGTAGTTTTTCTTATTAATTTGATCACGAGCAGTATTAATTTGTTTTGACTGAGAATTAATCATTCCTGAAGAACCACTAATATTTTTCTTCATATTTGATAAAATCCCATTAAGATAATTATTAAGCTTTTCAACCTTTGGACGAAGAGTTTTTTCAGCATACATTCTTTTCCAAGCCTTATTATTTGATCTATCATATTTATGTTGTAAATATTGATTGTAGGCACTATAGTATTTTGTTAATCCAGATTCATAGATATCCTTGAGTTTATTAATATTTTTTTTCCTTTGACAAGTGTAATCACAGCCAATTAAATTAGACATATATAATTTATATACAGAAATTTAGTTGAGAACACAACATATAAATTAAATTTATCTTACACATCTATAGAATCTATATTCGCTATTTTGTGATGTTTTAGTTTGAGTAATCTCTATTACATCTCCTGATTTAAAATTATAATATTTAGAAATAATATCATCTTTTAGAAGAACAGGAAGTTGATTTTTAGTTGTAAGACTGTATCTTGTTAAAATATTTTTACCTTCATCTTCAGAAAGACATTTATGTAAAGGGACCAATTCATGTTTAGTTACATTAAACTGTAGCTGTTTACACCAATATATCTGAATATTAAGGTATTGTTTATCTTTTTGTAGTTTAAGTATAGAATTATTGGGTTTACTTTTAAGAATTAAAATCAGATCAATGTTTTTGTTATCTTGATTTTTTTCTTTAATTTCTTCATAAACTTCCTTGATACTACTAGGTTTAATTTTTAAAGCAAGTATATATTTTATATATAGGACTTTATTTGGTTCATCCCGATGTCCGTTGCATATAATATCAATATTAGAATCCTTAGTAGTTCTATTAGATAGCATATATTTAAACTCTTTGATTGTAATATCATTATAGTTATCATTTACGACATATCCTCTGTCTTCAGCAAGTTCAAGACTGGTTTTCCAGGAGTTGAATAGAAATTGCGTTTCATCCATGCTATTATTGGTATTTAATTAAATAATTAATTTTAATTAAATATCAAATTTATTTATTAATAAGTAACTGATGTATTTCTTCAGAATGTCTAAATAAATTTTGAACTATAGTTTTAGACATATTATTTCTAACTTTAATGTCACTTATATCTTTCTTGTAGGATAAACAAAAACAATTAATGAATGAGTTTACTAATTCATGTTCAAATATTAATATTATATATTTCAGTAAATTATCGAATTTATTGTCCACAAAACTAGCACCTATTGTTTTGTCTTTACTTAATAGGTTTATATTTTTAATAATTTGTTCTGTATTGATATTGATTGATAATATAGTATCAACATTTGTTGATAAACCCTTATAAGCATTTGATTCAAAGCATTCTCCATTAAAACATATTTTTGATCTACATCCTGTAATACCCGTGTAACGTCTATATTTACGATTAAAGAATGATATATCATATGCTCTAAATAAAACATTCACAAAATCTGCATTACTTATTTTTTCTAAAAGTTCCTTATTATTTTCAACTAAAAGCATCTTGTCTGAGATATCAAATCTACGTAGTATTAACTTGTATATTAAATCTCTTTTGTTTTTTACTAAATCACGATTTACAGCCTTCATTTTTGATAAGGCTTCGCAAAAATATGGTAATCGGTTCATATGTTTATCATCTAATTTTGTGGTTTTATCTACTGGATTATCGATATATTTTTTTATATCTTCCAAAGAAAACTCTGTTTGTAAATCTTTTTCTACTAAATCTTCACCAGAGACACTTTTTTTGTTTATACTAATAGATGCCCCTTTCTTTTCTTTTAAATATTTAGTATAATTTATAACTTTAGTAAATGTATCGTCCGATGATTTGATCACTAACATTTTGTCACCTCGTCTGCTTATATATTTTCCTATTACATTTACTTCAGTATCATCTATAGTCATTTTTCTGACATCAACTTTATCTAATAAAACGTCATCTAATAAATTTACTGAACTTGATGGATCATTTGGATTAATATCAATATTCTTTATAGTATCATTAATTGAAACATTAATGGATGTTAAACTAACATCTGTAATAGTTCCTATTTCATCAGAAACAATCACCTTTTTACCATTAATATATTTTTCGAAATAATCAGAATTAATAACGTCAATTAAACCCGAATCTTCAATATCTAATTTTTTTGAAAGTTTATATTTCATTGCTATAAAGAATTCATTTTTAGTCAATACGTTAAGTGTATCATTTTTAGGACTATCGGTTATAGATTGGTCGTGCAAGTTAAGATATTTAATGCTATCAGTTTTTGAATCAAGTATAATATCAGTATCACCTAACTGTTCTATAGTAACATATTTGGATGTATCAATTGTTTTACGGATACTATTAAATCTTGCTAATTGGTCGGATTTAATTCTTTCTATATTTTGTTTTTTAAGGGAAACAAGTAATTCTTCAATAGTTTCTCTAACATTTTCATAGTCAAAACTTTTAACATCTAAAAATTTATATGTCGCTACTCTATTTGTTACTGTTGGTTTTTTAAGAACTTCGTTAATATCTACAAATAATTCATCAACTTCGCTATCTTTGTTAACTAAATTAATAACAATGTTATTTTGTTCATTAATAGTTAGTGATAAATTACTATGTCTCATTATAGCTAATTTATCAGAATAATTAGATATTATTAATGAACTGAAAACACTTATAATTATTCTGATTCTCAGTATGATATTAATAAGTTTTACCATATCATCGTCAACTATTATGATTATATTATCATGACTATTAGATGTAGTTTTTTCAATGGAAACATTTTCTCCAAAAAGATATTTTAAATGAGTTCCTAAATAATGTATTATAGTGCTATGTTGATTTCCTGAATCTAAACTACTTTTGGCGTCTTTATTAACTATTTGCCATATAAATGAGTTATCAATATTGCTAATTGGATTACAGTTAAAGTCTAACTTAACATCGTAAATAGTTGAGTTGTCTGATACAGGTTGTATATTTTTCGTTTTATACCACTGGTTTCTAACTATGTTATTCTGTTCATAATATACTGAATCTAAATCAACAAGTTCGTTACTCTGCATATAATCGTCCATTTCTAAAAGCTCAGGGCTTTCGGTCCATGTGGCATTAATATCTATAAATTTTCTAATCGGGATATTATTTTGTTTAAGAATCTTTTCGTAGACTACATTTGTATTGAAATCGGACCATAAATGGTTGGGGAAACTATTCTTAAAAAAAGTTCTTTTATTCATAAGTATAGGACCATTAAATTCATTTTCTATACTTAATAATTGGACAGATGATCTGGGATTATCAAAATAATGTGCTACCATGTGATTATTAGGTATAAAACCTACTGGGTGAAGAATTATATTTTGAATGTGAGAATCATGCATGGCTATATTTCCAGCAATATTGTATAGAGCTCCTTTATTGAAATGGGTTTTATATTTATTTTCAGATAATGATCCGTTGTTTTCTATTACGTTTGAAATGGGTGAAATAGGTGATTTCAGATCGCTTAATCCACTAAGTATAATTTCCTTTCCTGTTAAAATATCTTTATCATGCTTTAGAACTACAATTTTATAATTCATATGACTCATTGATTCTTGTTGAAGGATATATTGATTTAAACTTTGTCTTAGATTTGTTACATAGTCCATTAAATGTCTTTCATTTTCTTCAGTGTGAACAGTATTGTTTTCAAAAGGTATAGCTATTAATACTGAATTATTATCCCTATGTAATTTAATATCATCTAAACCTCCACCCATCATATCAAAGTCATCCAGATGTTGTGAAGTAACAGAAGAGGATGGTTGTTTTGTAACTGATGCCTGTTCGTCGTCGGAAACTTCACCATCTTCTAGAGAAGTAGCTTGGTATCCTGGAGAATTAGCTTGGTATTCTGGAGAATTAGCTTGGTATTCTGGAGAATTAGCTTGGTATTCTGGAGAATTAGCTTGGTATTCTTGAGAATTA